GCCGCCCCGTACTCCGACCACCCCGACTACCGACAGGAGTGGGAAGCATGAAGCGCCTCAACGACCTCGCGGAGGCCTTCATGGACCTCTGCACGAGCATCGGCTACGTCTTCGTGACCGTCTTCGACACGCTCACCTACTGGCTCACCCAGGCATTCCAGCGCCTCGGCCTTATGGACATCCCCGACCTCCCCGAGACCCCGCTCAACAACAGCGAGTCCCGCGCCCACTTCGACCAGCTTGCCCGCGACCTCACGACCGAACCCGACCGCACCCACCTCGGCGTCCAGCTCAGCCGTGACACCGACGCGTCCGAGAGTACCCGCGCCCAAGCAGAGCACGTCATCCGCACCATGCATCAATGGACCGTCGACCGCCGGGACGAGCCCCTCGTGCGCTCCGGCTGCTCCTGCAACGAGTGGAACCGGGTCTACTCCACCGGGGCCACCAACGGCCAGATGCTCCAGGCCCACCAGGAACACGTCACCGAGGTCGTCAACGAGCATGCCCGCGACCTCGCGGCACGGTTCGAGCGGACGGACCAGGCCCTCGCGAAGCTGAAGGCGGACGGCGTCTACGACCGCTTCCCTTCCCCGCAATAGGCAGAATGACCAGTCTCACGCGCCTAGACTTGACAATCTGCCCACCCACGTGAGACGGTTGTCAAGTCTAGGGTCGTGAACTGTGTTCGCGGCCCGTCGGCGTCTCCGGGTAGGTCCGGGCGTCCATCTGAGGGGTTCCAGCGGGCAGGCACAACGGGCACCGCCTGCCCGCACCCCCACGACACGAACCCGCGGGAGGTGCCCATGCCTCCCCGCATCCCCGACGACAAACGCAACGACATCCTCAACGACATCGAGACCGGCCAACTCTCCCGCAACGCCATCGCCCGCAAACACCGCGTCGCACTCGGCACCGTCACCAACATCGCACAAGAAAACGGCCTGGCCGACGCCTTTGACCGGTCAGCCGTCGAAAGCGCCACGCGCGCACGAGTCGCCGACCTGAAAGCCCGCCGCGCCGCCCTCGCCGAGGGCCTCCTCGAAGACGTCGAGCTCCTCCGCGACCGCGCCTGGGACGCCTACGAGCACGTGGTGGTCACGAAGGACGGCGCCGAGACTGTCGACCTGGTCCTCCCGCCGCTCTCGGAGGTGCGGAACGCGTACGCGGCGATCGGCATCGCCACCGACAAGCACCTGGCCCTGTTGAAGCACGACTCCGACAGCGGCTCCGGTGAGACCAGGTCGCTCCTGGCCGGCCTCGGTGAGGCGCTCCAGCGGGCCGCGGAGCAGCTCCCTGATGAACCTGACGCAGGCGACGCAGCTCCTCTCCCGTAAGCAGATCCGGTCGATCGCCGAGTCCGCGCGCTCGCGGATCTCGATCTGGTCGGGGGCGGTCAGGTCGGGGAAGACCATCGCGTCCTTGATCGCGTTCGTGATCGCGATCGCGACCGCACCTGATCAGGGCCTGATCGTGGTCGTGGGCAGGACGTTGCAGACGATCGAGCGGAACGTCATCGAGCCGCTCCAGGACGCGAAGCTGTTCGGTCCGGTCGCCTCCCAGGTGCATCACACGCGCGGCGCGACCACTGCGGTGATCCTCGGCCGGACGGTGCACCTGATCGGTGCTGCTGACGCCCGCGCCGAGGGCCGGCTCCGCGGCCTCACCGCGTTCCTTGCGTACGTCGACGAGGGGACGCTGGTCCCGGAGGGGTTCTTCAACCAGCTCCTCGCGCGCCTCTCCGTCCCGGGCGCGCGACTCCTGGTCACCACCAACCCCGACAGCCCCGCGCACTGGCTGCGGAAGAACTTCATCCTCCGCGCCGCCGAACTCGGCCTCGCGCACTGGCACTTCACCCTCGACGACAACCCCGCCCTCGACCCCGCCTACGTCGCCGCACTGAAAGCCGAGTACACGGGGCTGTGGTACCGGAGATTCATCGAGGGCGCCTGGTGCCTCGCCGAAGGCGCCATCTACGACATGTGGGACGAGAAACGCCACGTGGTGCGGGAACTGCCGACCATGATCCGCATGCTCGCCCTCGGCGTCGACTACGGCACCACCAACCCCACCGATGCGATCCTCATCGGCCTCGGCGCGGACCGGTGCCTGTACGCCGCCGCCGAATGGCGGTGGGACTCCAAGATCCAGCGCCGCGCGCTCGCCGACGTCGAGCTGTCCAAGCAGCTCCGCGGCTGGCTGGGCACGCTCGTCATGCCCGGCATCCCCGCGACCCCCGAGTACTTCGTGCTCGACCCGGCCGCCGCCAGTTTCAAGGAGCAGCTGTACAACGACGGCGTCTCCGTCACCCAGGGCGAGAACGCCGTGGTCGACGGGATCCGCACCGTCGCCTCGCTGCTCTCGCTTGGCCGGTTGAAGGTCGACATCTCGTGCATGCACCTCATCGACGAGGTCCCCGGCTACTCGTGGGACGACGACAAGGCATTGAAGGGCGAGGACGCGCCTGTGAAGGTCGCCGACCACGCCCTGGACGCACTCCGGTACGGGATCTACACGACACGCGCGCTCTGGCGCCCCTACGTCCTCTAGGAGGTCCAGTGCCGCTGCCCACCGATCCCGGGACCGCATGGCCCCCCGAGGAGTACGACCTCGTCAACGCCCAGATCAGCATCTGGTCGGCGTGGTTCTCCGGGGACATCGACCAGCTCACCTCCGTCTACTCCGACGTGTCGAACGAGGTCCCGTCGGAGGCGGAGAAGTGGCGGCCCATCCGCAAGGTGTTCTCCTACCTGCGCCGATGGTTCTGGCGGCGCGCCTCCTCCACGCGCAGGCCCCGCCAGCGCGTGCACGTCCCCCTCGCCGGCGACATCGCGCAAGCGAGCGCGGGGCTGCTGTTCGGTGAGCCTCCCACCGTGGAGTGCGAGCACGAGGCGACCGCGGCGAAGTTGGACGAGATCCTCCCGGACGTGTGGCGTGTTCTCTCCGAGGGCGCGGAGATCGGCGCCGCGCTCGGCGGGGTGTACCCGCGGGTGGTGTGGGACGAGGACGGGCCCCGGCTCACCGTCGTCCACCCCGACTGCGCGGTCCCGGAGTTCCGTCAGGGCCGCCTGCGCGCGGTGATCCTGTGGCGGGTCATCCGCCACGACGGCACCAAAGTCGTCCGGCACCTGGAGCGTCACGCTGACGGGGTCATCGAGCATGCCGTCTACGTCGGCACCGTCACCCAGATTGGGCAAGCCGTCCCGCTCACCGACTTCCCGGAGACGCAGGACATCGCGGTCGAGCAGAACGGGACCGAGATCCCCACCGGGATCGACCGGCTCACCGCCGGGTATGTGCCGAACCTGCTGCCCAACCGGATCTGGCGGCACGTCCCCGCAGCCGTGAACCTGGGCGTCTCCGACTATTCGGGCCTGGAGACGATGCTCGACATGCTCGACATGACGTACTCGTCGTGGGCGAGGAGCGTCGAGCAGTCGCAGGGCCGTCTGATCGTCCCCCGCCAGTACCTGAACGACGAGGGCCCTGGCGAGGGCGCGAGCTTCGACATGGACACGGACGTGTTCGTGAAGGTCAACTCGCTCGACGGCCAAGTCGCCATGGAGCAGGTCCAGTTCGAGATCCCCGTGGAGCAGCTCGACCGGACCGTGGACCGCATCAAGGGCGACATCGTGGGCTCCGCGGGGTACTCACCCAGGACGTTCGGTCTCGACCAGGGCCCCACGCAAGCGACCGCGACCGAAGTGAACGCCCTCGACTCGAAGGACGAGATCACCAGGGCCCGGAAGATCGGGTACTGGCGTCCGGTCCTCGACGACATGCTCCACGCCCTCCTCGGCATCGGCAACGCCCGGTTCGGGTGGGACGTGGACCCCGAGGCGCCGCTCACGATCGAGTGGGGCGGCGGCGCGGACGTCGACCCTGAGACCCTGTCGCGGACCCTCGCGAACCTTGAGGGCGCGCGCGCGATCTCGATCGAGCAGAAGGTCAAGACCCTTCACCCCGACTGGGATCAGCAGGCTGTGGACGACGAGGTCGCGCTGATCCGCGAGGAGCAGTCGATCGGGCAGGCCGAAGACCCCGGCGAGTTCCGCGGCGGGTTCGGCGAACAGCCTGCTCAGCCCAATGATGAGGCCAGCCTCGACGATGACGCAGTTGTGGGCGAGACTGCCACGACTGAGGAGCGCGAGGGCGAGTAGCCATGTGGGAGTCGGTCCAGGTCGGCGACCTGGAAGTTCACGTCCGCCCGCTCCGCGACCTTGTCGCGCACGAGCCCGAGGACTGCGTCTGCGGGCCGACGACCGAACCCGTGGAGTGCGAAGGCGGACTGTACGCCTGGCTGATCGTCCACCACGCGCTCGACGACCGGGAGTAGTCCGTGCCCGTCGACCGCACTCTTGCCGAGGGTCTCGCGCAGCGCCTCGCCGACCTCTACCGGGACGCTGAGACCCGCCTCGCCGCGAGCCTCGCGCGCACGATCCGCACCGACATCACCAACGACCGCCTTACCGCGATCACCGAACTCCGCAGGCAGGCCGAGGCCGTCCTCCAGGCCCTCCAAGGGCCCTCGCAGCGGCTCGCGGAGCGCGCGCTCATGGAAGCGTACGCGCGCGGCTCCTCCGCCGCAGTGGACGAGATGGCGCGGCTCTCGGGTGACCGGTGGGTCGACTTCCTGTCCCGCCGGTCCCGCATCGTCCGCGCGATCGCGTGGCTTACCGGGTACGCGAAACGCCGCGACGCCCGCCTTACCGAGGCCGTCGCCCGGCTCCGCACGGACCTGCCCGGCATCGACGCGCTTACCGGGCTCGCCCTCGACCTCACCCAGCGCCGCACCGACGCCGACCTCCAGGTGGTGCGCTGGCAGCAAGACGCCTACCGGGACGTCATGGCCCAGCCCGTCGCCGATGTGCTCCTCGGCCTCAAAACCAGGCTCCGGGCGGCGCAGGTCGCCTGGGAGCACCTGCTCAGCCGCGGCGTCACCGGGTTCACCGACAAGCGCGGCCGCCGCTGGCAGCTCGCGTCCTACACGGAGATGGCGACCCGCACCGCTGTCGTGCACGCCAGCGTCCAAGCGCACCTCGACCGGCTCCGAGACGCGGGCGCGAAGCTAGTGATCGTCTCCGACGCCCGCGAGGAATGCATCCGCTGCCGCCCCTGGGAAGGCGAGATCCTCGCGATCACCGGCCCCGCCGGGGTCCGCATGGAGGAGCACGCCATCGAAGACGGGCTCATGCTCCGCATCGACGTGAAAGGCACCGTCGCCGACGCGGTCGCCGCGGGGCTGCTCCATCCGAACTGCCGCCACCGGCTCGCGATGTACCTGCCGGGGGTCACGAAGGTCCCCACGCACACCCAGGACCCGCAGGGCGACAAGGACCGGCAGACGCTCCGCAGGTTGGAGCGCGAGCTGCGGGCGCTGAAGCTGAAGCGGGACGCGCTCATCGACCCCGACGAGAAGGCCGCCCTCGACCGGCGGATCCGCGACAAGCAAGCCCGCATCCGGCAGCACGTGGCGGCGACCAGCACGCAGCGGCAGCCGCACCGCGAGCAGATCGACGACCGGCTCCCGCTCGCACCGATCCCGCCCACACCGCGCCCCGAGCGCGAGCAGCCGCGCGAGAAGGCCCAGCCGAAGCTGGACGGTCTCGACGAGCTCAATCGACGCGAAGCCGAACGCGAGCCCGCAGTACCCGATCCGGTCGAGACTCCCGACCTCCCCGAGCCCGAGGTCC